GCCGTATACTTTGATATTTACTACCTGAGTAGAAGTATTAGTAGCACCGCTAGTGAAAGTTCCCATGCTATCTACGCGAGCTTTTGCAGTAACAGTACCGTTAGAGATAACCAAAGTTTGACCTACACCGATAAGCGAAGTGTCACTTCCAGTTGGCAAACCTGTAAGAGTGATAGTAGTACCGCCAGCATTTGAGTTAACGCCATCGTATGCGATGTGCAAACGGCCTTGTTCAGACCATACGATACGGTCAGAAGCCATTGGCATTTCAGCGCCAACCATACGTAGGAATCCTCCTACTGTACGCTTTCCGTAGCGCTCTACTTCCTTTTCGTAAACTTCAGGAAGAAATTGTTGTGTAAAGTCCATGTCAGCCACAGACAAGTAATTGTCCCCAAACAATCCTTTAACAGGACGTGGAGTAAGATGCTGTAGTGCAGCACCAGTGTTTGCTAAAGCCATTTTTTATTATTTTTAAATGGATTATTATTTCTTAAACTTAACCTTAAGCTTAGAAGCGCTTTGCCCACTGTCAACTGCGCGTATTTTCCACCCGTTAGATGCCGTTACTTCTTCATGAACCCCTCTCGGATTCATATTAACGTTCTTTGTGCGTGCCATACTATCCTTCACTGCATCGGCTTTGCCTTGCTCGTAGAAGTGTTGTGCAACTTGATCAGCATTCATAGCCGTGAACAGCGATTTATGATAACCCTTGGCGTCTTTCATTTCCCCCTTTTCATTCAAGAACTTCTTGATAAAGTTGTTAATGTCACCCTGAGTCTCTTTAACCTGGCCAGCATCGTTAACTTTAAAGCGGTACTTCTTGTCTCCAACGTTATAATCGAAACCTTCGAATTTTTCGTTAAACACTTTCGCGCTTTCTTGTTTAAACCTACTGGTTTGTCGTTCAGCAACTTTCGCAGCTTCTTCACTCTCTTTATTATAACGGTTAAAAAACTCAACCGCTTTTTGTTGTTCCGGATTCAATTTTGAACCCATCTTAATTTCATCGTAGTACTTAGACTTTAAACCGTCTAAGTGGTTTTTTGCTTTTGCTAATGCCTCTTTACGCTCTAATTTCTTTAAACGTATTTCACGCTCGTCATCAAGTTCTTCATCGTAAGAAAACTTATCGCTTAATAAAAAGTCGATGTCCTCTCTGTCGTAAGAAGTATATACTGCTTCATAGTACTCGCGAAGCAATTGGTCTTCGTTTAACGATGCGTAATCCGTATTAAGCTTAACATAATCTTCAAGTGACCCACCTGTTTCGTTCATAAAGTCGACGACTTTTTGAATGTTTTCGGGTAGCTCTACGCCTGATGCGGCTTGCTCTGCTACAGCTTCTTCAATTTCGTCAGCTAGCTCCTCGGCAGCTTCTTCAACCTCTTCTTCTGTAATTTCCTGTAATACAGGTTGTTGCTCTACTGGTCCTTCAACCGGGGCTTCTTCTCTGGTAGGTTCTGTAGCTGGCTCTTCGATGTTTTGCTCTGGTACTCCTTCGCTAACTTCGGATTCGTCGCGTACAGGAACCTCATCTGTGCTTTGCTTTTGAACGGCATTTTGTCGTAAGTCTAGTTTGATAGTTCCATCATCATCAACGGATGCTATCGGGTTAGTTTCTTCACTCATGATAAGATATTATAAAATTGTTATTACTATAATTACCTAGGTTCAAAGGTACCTAAGCCGAACCCACTCCCAAGTATATCGTTTCCAGAGGATTCGAAGTTTTTAGGTGGTGAGTCATTTTTTCTTTGATCGATCAACTCACTTTGCTGAGTTGCTTGTAATTTTGTTCTTTCGTCCTTGCGGTCTTCTTTCTGCTGCTCTTTTAATTTCTGGCCTTCGACCTCAAGCCCTTTAAGCTGCATGTTGTATTGGAACTCCAAAGCCATAAGCTCTTTCTTAGCTTCAACTTCACTTTGCATTTTCTGTTGCTCAAACTGCGCTTTCATTTGTTCAAGCTGTGCTTTGGTTTGGAACAACGCTTGGTCTTTCTGTACTTCAGCCTGTGCTGCAACTTGTTGTGCCTGTGCGTTTGCTTGTGCCTGTGCTTGTATGTTTTCTTGCTGCATTTGTTGGTCACGCTCAAGTTTCTTCTTGCGGCGTAGCTTCAACAACTGGTTAGCTAACTTGAGGTTTTTAACCTCGCGAATATCAATAGCATCCTCAAGGTCAATCAACCCCGCGGATAGTGCTGTTTGAATATTGTTTTCCAACATCCCTTTCTCTTCGTCGTCTGGCGACAACTCTAGCATAATACCAAAGTCATACAAGTGCAGCTCTTTTAGTTCGTCTAATGTCGCTACATTAAAACCACCAATCTTTTGTATAAACGCATCACGCGACGGGCTGTACTCTAGTATATCAGATATTCTAAGTGACAATCCTTCTGCTACGTCGGCTGTCA